AGTTGCGCCATCCTTGGTGGCAAGTATCAGATCGACCGCGTGATCATCGGTACTTCCGGTGAGGTTGATGAGCTGGCATACCAGGTACAGGAGAAAGTGAAAGCAACGGCCAACGAATTCGCTTACATGGTAATCAACGGCAACTCCGATAACGACTCCGGTGAGTTCGATGGTCTGAAAAAGCTTCTGGCCGGCACTGACAGTGAGTACTCCTCCGATGTTGACGTTTCCACGTCTGCTAAGGTAAAGTCCAACGGCAATGCACTCATTGACGACCTGGACGCACTTGTCTCTCGCGTTCCTGGCTGCAACATGATTCTCACCAACCTGAGCACTCTGCTGAGGATCCGTTCCGCCGCACGCGCTGCTGGTTACTATGACCACCGACGCGACGAGTTCGGCCGCAATGTCGAAACTTTCAACGGCATCGAGATGGTTGATGCTGGCAAGTACTACGACGAGGCAACCCAGACTGCGAAGGACATCATCCCCGTTGAGGCTGATGGTACTTCCTACATTTACGCTGTTGCAATCGACCTTAACGGTTTCCATGGCATCTCCCCGCAGGGCGACAAGGTCATTCAGTCCAATCTTCCCGATCTCAAAGCCCCCGGCGCTGTGAAGGAAGGCGACGTTGAGCTTGTTGCAGGCGTAGCTCTTAAGGACAGCCACAAGGCCGGCGTTCTCAAGGGCGTCAAGGTCAAAGCCGGCACTTGAGGCACTTGATTTAGTTTAATCTAACCTCTTTTCCCCAGGTATCGTTATTAGTGGTACCTGGGGATTATTACTATAGGTGGTGATATCATGATATATGCTGACTACAGATTTTACAAAACGTGCTTTTACGGGACTACGATCCCAGAGCAAAACTTCAATGCGGCTGCGCTTAAAGCATCAGTATATATCGACTATATCACCCACGGGCTGGCACAAGAAAATGCTGATCTTCCGGCGGTCAAGCTATGCTGCTGCGCAATAGCAGAAGCGGCTGAATTAAAGAAAGAACAATTCAGCGCTGCACTGCACGGTGTTGCAGAGAACGGCGGTAAAGCATCCGAAAAAGTTGGTGAATACTCTGTCACTTTTACGCCGTCCGAAGAAGCGGCTGAAGCTGCTGATAGGACGTATCGAGCGACGGCCTACAAAGCTGCGCTGGAATACCTGGCGCCTCATGGCCTGATGTATCGGGGGGTGCGCTGTGTATAGTCCTCACTGTTGTACAATTTTTAACATAGTTGATGGTGTTATTCATCGCGCTCATGTGTACCGCTGTATGTGGCAGGCTACGCGAGGTACTACGCTATCGGATATCGGAGCGGGATCCGCTGAGAGTCTTCTTCTTTTAGTTCCGCTTGACACTACAGTCACGGATAAAGACGGAAACGTGCTTAAGTACGTGAATCCGTCTGAATATAGGAGCTCGCCTGATGGCCATTGGACGCTGGCTAATCCTGAAAACTCCGGTGTTGATTGTTATGTTGCTCGTGGTTTTATTCATACAGATGCAGACCTGGAAACGCTGAAGCAAAACGGTGTGGAGGCTTACAGAGTGCAGACTTTTAAAGTGCTGGACTACGGCAGCGCACCCATGAGGCATTACGAGATTCGGGGTGTGTAATGCTAATCACGATTGAACAAATTAACGAAACAGAGCTGAGTGAAGACTTTAAGAACGCTTGTTCTGCCGCTGAAAAAGAGCTTGCTGAAATAGTTGAAAAAGATACACGGCCATACGTGCCATATAAAACTGGCACTTTCATGAGTAAAACAACTGTTTCTGGTAACGTTGTCACTTACAACGGCCCGCAAGTTGGCTATTTGTGGTACGGGAATCGTATGGTAAACGCTGCTACGGGAAAAGGACCGCGGTACATCAAAGACGTCGGCTGGCGCTGGCCTAAAGGTGCGAAACTACGTCCTACATCTGACCCGCTGCACTATACAAAGACGCCGCATAAACTGGCCGGAGCAAAGTGGGTAGAACGCGCTGAAAAAGACCACAGTGACGAGTGGGTAAAGAAAATGGAGGAAGTTATTGATGGAAACTTATCAAAATGACATTCTGCTAGAAATATTGAATGCACTCGAGCCTCACGGCGTGCATTACGAATTTTTGACGTCTGGCACTAGTGCTGCGCTTTCAATTTCAAAGCCAGCAGAGGTGGTTAAAAAATATATTGACAGTGGCTACAAGGTCAATATGGAAGTCACTATTTTGAGACGGAGCTGTCCAAAAACCGATGCAGAACGGCTCGACGCTGACTCCATTGTTGACCGGATGGCGTTCGATGTCAGGAGAGCAATGCTGTGGGATCACTTAATTATCGACGGCAGAATAATTTCTATATTAACTATTGAAATAAAGTCCGCGGCTCTGGTCACTCGCTATGAGAATGGAATGGAAGATCACGCGGCGACTCTGAACCTGATTTGGGAGGTATATTGATATGGCTAAAGCATTTGTGACTGATGCAAACAAAACAATTGACCGTGAACATCTGGTCTGCTACCTGAACACTGGCACGGACGCGGAGCCGGTATGGTCTCCGATTGGCAAGCGTGTGGAAGACAGCTCTGCAGAGTACGATTGGCAGTCTGAAACCAAAAAAGACATCCTCGGTGCTACTCGGAGCACGGCGAAAAAGCCTATCGTCAAGCAAACTTTTGAACCCGTGGATCTCGACTCCGGCGATGCTGCTGCTGTCAAAATCCATGATCTCGCAGTGGTCAAGCAGGATGCGGCGGCAATCGCTGCGCTTGATCTCATGGTTGGCCATTACTACCTCGGGGAAGAAAATAAATTCTTCGCCGAACGCTATCCGGAGAGCATGATCGAAGTCCACTCTTTCGGCGGCCCGGGCGGCGGCAATATCACGATGCCGTTTGAAGTCACCTTTGGTGGCGAGCGCGTCACTGGCTCAGTGAGCAAGGCATCGGGCACTGTGACTTTTACGCCAGACATGAGCAATGTCACGTATAACGGCTGATGAAACAGCGTGGAGGATAACACCTTCACGCTGAAATAATCATTATGTTAAAAAATTAATTAAGAAAGGCAAGGAAGCTATGAAAAATCTTAACTTTAACACTGGCGTTGAAGATTATGTACTTAACGATAAGTGCACGGTGAGTTTCAATCCCACTGATATTGAGATTATCAAGCGCACGATTGCAACGTTTGACACTCTGGAAGCGCTCAATGCTGAATACAAAGATAAGCTGAACGCGGACATCTCCACGGAAGACCTTTTCAGCATTGCACACGAGTATGACAGCAGGATGAGGGCTGCAATTGATGGCATTTTTGACACTGAAATCTGTGATAAACTGTTTGGCGATACTAACCTGTTTTGTGTTGCTGATGGTTTGCCGGTCTGGTGCAATCTTATTTTGGCACTGCTGGACGTGATGGACGCCAGCGCAGTGGCAGAGCGGGCTAAAACCAATCCAAGGCTGGAAAAATACTTGAAGAAGTATAACAGAAAGAAGTGAAAATTATGGAAGGAAAAGAGAAACTGACAATTCCTGATAACGTCAATCATCCCGCACACTATACGTATGGTGCAATCGAAGTGATCGACGTGATAGAAGGGCTGAATCTGCCGTATCATCTCGGCAATGCTGTTAAATATATCGCACGCGCTGGACATAAGGACCCCGCAAAAACAACGGAAGACTTGAGGAAGGCCGTATGGTATATCAACCGTTATATCGATTTACTGGAAAAAGAATAAGGAAGCTTGTTTTTAAAGAAAGTGGGGATGGTAGGGCGTCCCCACTTTTTCTATAGATTGAGTTTTCTTTTCTTTGTTTTGCTGCTAATGAGGTGTTACTGTGAACTACTCGCTGCAAAAAAGCATAACAATTAATAATGAAGAAATACCCATCCGTACTGACTATAGGGTAGTTCTTGATGCATTTGAAATGCTTGAAGACCCGGAATTGACAGACGCTGACAAGCTGGAAGGGCTGATTGGTATTCTTATTATAGATACAGACACTTTTTATGCTTTAGACGTCGAAAAACAAAAAGAAGCGCTGCAGCAGTTGCTATCATTCCTGAACGGTGGAAAAACAGAAGGAAGCAAAACAAAGAAAAGAAAGCTTGTTTCATGGAGTTTTGACTTCCCATACATCGTCGCTGCCGTGAACCGCATAGTTGGCTACGATATCAGGGAAGTGGACTATCTGCACTGGTGGACATTTCTGGCGGCGTATCTCGAAATATCTGGAAAGTCAGTATTTTCACAGATAGTAGCCATTCGGGATAAGATTGCGCGTGGAAAGCTTGAGAGATGGGAACAAGAGTGGTATCAGCGGAATATAGACATTGTTAACATTCCGACAAAATACACAGAAGCAGAGAAAGAACTGCTTAAAGAATGGGGTGCTAGCCCGTGACAAGAATAAATTTTGTTGTAAAAACAGATACTGGTGACGCGCTGAAAGAGCTTGCAAAGGTAGAAAGCAAGCTTCAAAAACTCAAAGAAGCCACAAGGAACGATGCCGCCAGGAAAGATGAATTGGAGGCGCAGTACAGAGACTACGGTGCCAGGCTGGATGACGCCATAGTTAAAGTACGTGAACTGAAAGCAGCACTGGACAATGTGAAGAGAACAAAAGCTCCGGAAAGTGAAAGACTGCAGCTCACAGATGATCTGCGAGAGGCACAAGAAGAGCAGAGAGCCCTCACATCACAAGTTAATAAAATCGGTAGTGAGTATGAACGCGTAAAAGCGCGGATTGCAGCAAATACGGAGGAAATGAAAAAGCAGCAAGGCGAAGCTGACCGGCTCAAAGAGACCGTGAAGCGAAATCAGTTCGGCGATGCGATCAGAAGCGCGACTGTTTCCATCCGTGGCGGTTTTAAAACAGTTCTCAAATATGCTTTCGGCATTCGAAGTTTGTTTGTACTAGCTAACAGACTACGTAACGCATTGGTTGGTGCAGTCAAAGCTGGAACGAAAGAGTTCATTCAGTTTTCAGCCGAAGCGAATGGCAGCTATACGAAAATAGAAAACGGTTTCAAAAAAGTAACAGCGTCTGTTACAGCAGCATTTATTCCCATACTGAACGCAATTGCTCCGATCGTTGAACGAATTTGTGATTGGCTGGCAGCAGCAGCGGAAAGAGTTGGAAAATTCATCGCAGCACTTACTGGACAAAAGACTTATCAGCGAGCCATTGCAAATCAGAACGCATACACAAAAGCAGTAGACAAAAGCGCAAAATCAGCAAAAACGCTGCAAGAAAACTTAACCGGGCTTGACGAAATGAACACTGCGAGCTCAAAAGAAAGCAATTCCGCGTCCGCGGATAGTAATGCGTCTATTGCTGGAGTCGAGACGGTGAGCATTGACGATGAGACACTGAAACGCGCGTCAATGCTGGCAGATGCTTTTGAACGTATCCGTGATAGAGTTGGTGAGCTAAAGAAACATTTTGACGAGCTGAACAAATCCACGGGTGGCCTGGCAAAGCTGGTTGTTGTCATTTATGCAATCGGAGCTGTCATTGCACTGCTGACGGGGTCCTGGCTGCCGCTTGTCATCGCTGCAGTAGTTGCGGCGGTACTGGCGATTACTAAGTATGTTATCGATAACTGGGACAAAATCAAGCAGTTTTTCGGCGATATGTGGGATGCGATCAAAGCAAAATTCGCCGAGGGCGCGGAAGAATTAAGAGCAGACTGGGAAAACATCAAGGCAACGTTTACAGCCGCGTTTGAAGTTCTAAAAACAAAGCTCGCAGCAACCTGGGCGGATGTTAAAATTAAAGCAAAAGACTGTTGGGAATTGCTGAAAGCATCCTGGCAGAGTGTAAAAGATTTTGGAAGCGGCATCATTGATTGGTTTAAAGGTCTCGGGAGATCGATCATCAACTCGATCATTGGAGCAATCAACGGCGGGCTGAACAAAATAAACGGTTTTATTGAAAGTATCAACAAAATCAGCGTTGCTGGTTTTTCACCGAGTATTCCGTTGATAAGAGCAATTCCAGAGCTTGCACGCGGTGGTGTCGTCAAGTCAAGAACGCTCGCAACCATCGGTGAAGCCGGTGCGGAGGCAGTAGTGCCATTGGAAAGAAATGCGGGCTGGATTATAGACCTGGCTCGGAGGCTTGCAGACGTTCTCACGCCGTCAATTTTAGACGGATTGCAGATACCAGACATTGCTCGGGGCGCAGAGATCCCGCGCAACGCTGTATCTAATGGCGGATCGTATGATGAAGTGATCAGTGCTATCGATAGACTGGCGTCAGCACTGAGCGGTGGCCGTGGCGGAAGTTATGAGTTCATAGCAAATCTCAATCGGAATACACTTTTCAGAGAAATCATTGCTGAAGGGCAGCTCCAAAAACGCCGTGACGGTAGAAACCCATTCAGTCTAGCATAAGGAAGTGAAGTTATGCAGCATAAACTAACTATCAATGGTAAAGCGGTTCGTCAGCCAGACGAGAGCCCCCAGGTCAACTATGAGACGAAATATACTGAAAACTCGGGGCGTCTAACAAGTGGATTCGCGATTGCCGTACCGCTTTTTACGGTGCTTCAGCTCCAGTATACGTGGTCTAAATTGACGGGTGCAGAGCTTGCTGCAATACTGCAAGAAATCATTGGTAAAACTTTTACTCTCCATTACTATAACAATTACAAGGGTGCCTGGGATGACTCAGTATTTTACGTAGGCAAAGGCACACTCAATCAATGGACGCTGTACGATGGTGGTGAGCAATTCGGACTGTCTTTTAATGCTGAATGCGTCGATCCCTCTCAAGTGTTCAGTCTAGCGGGGTGATATCGTGGCAAGTTACACTTATACATACAATAAGCAGTGGCTGTTTAATGATACTTCAAAGTCAAATTATGGCCAGCCGAGCGGGATTGAAAAAACAAGCGCTTACGACTTGAAAACAGTAAAAATTTTTCCGAGGGTGATTCCTACTTCTGGATATGCATCCGGCTCTTACTATGGTTATAAATCTGACGAAATCATTTTTGACGATTTCGACATCAGCGGCACTTATATCTCTTGCGGCGTCAATACTTCAAATATTCCGATTGGGCAGCTTTTGACGAGGGTGTTTAAACTTTCCGAAGCAAAAAGTTCAAGCAGTACAAAGATGCTGAAACCGAATGCGTATTTCATGCTGTTTTGCGATGCAGAGCTCCCAGCACCTGGGTATGATGGGCTGGTGAAGCAGACATTACCTATTGGACTTTTTAAAGTCAAAGAATCCGGAATCACGAGTTTGGAAGGAAGGCATGTTTCCATCGTTGCCGAGGATTGGACCGGGGATTGCAAGGGCATCCGGCGGTATGACACTGTCGGATACTGGGATGGTACAGACATGACAACGCTGATGGGCAAGCTATGCAACTTTAGATCCCAGGGCGAAATCGTCGGTTTTTGTTCAGCGATTAACAAAGTAGTCAGGAACAAAACTGACTTTGAAATTCTCGAAGCCGCTGCTGGTTTTTTCGGTTGTAATTTCATTGCGGATGATGTGTTTACGATGACGAAAACGCGCATCACGGTGAAGCACTGGCTGACGGTGTGTCCTTCCAGCGCTGCGCTTGATCCTACGGCGGCCCCCCTTACGTTCACAGAAAGTTCATATAATGAGCTGATGAGCTGGGATAACAGCCACGGGACACTGGCAAATTCATTCCGGCGCATATTTGAAGAGTATTACAGCCCGTTTATACCAGAAGACGTAACAGCAGAAGCACCTCAGAAGCTGGCAATCAACTATACAAAGTATGGTGACAACGCACCGAGCTCTTATGTGATAACACTCTCGCCGTCTTCCGGGAGCGGGATTACGACTGAAGTGAGTAACCCATTCGCCGTTGCTGATTTGGAAGCGCAGACACCGTGCAATACGGCTGAAGCGATTATGGGCGTGCTGGCAAAGTACCACAAAACTAACCGTGGGAAAAGACTCACTGTTGACATCCCGGGAGATCCTCTGATTATGCCCTGCGCCTGGTATGGCTTTAAACAGACGCTGCCAGCAATTGTGAACAACGTGTTAACAACTCAAGTGGTTGGATGCGTTGGGATGGTGAGCGGATATGAGTATCATTTCTGCGGGAAGACAAAAATTGACTGCCAGGCTAACACTTGATCTTCTTTTTTAGTTTGGCTTATAAAACAATAGAATAACAAAACAAAGAAAAGAAGGTGAGTTAATGCCTGACGGGGTTTTAGTTGCTCTTATCTCGGCGGCCGCATCCATCGTCGTGGTGCTTATCAGTGCGAGGGATACGCAAAACAAGATGCAGCAGCAGCTCAAAGAGAATCAGATACTGACAAATAATGAGATCTCTCATATTAAAGATGAAATCACAGAAATGAAGTGCGACATCAAAGAGCATAACAATTACGCGAAGCACATGCCCGTGATAGAAGAAAGATTAACAAACTTCATTCAGCGCGTTGAACGGCTGGAAAAAAATACCAATTAAAGGGGAATAGGTCATGATTACGATCACAATTAATGGTGTCAAAATTGATGTATCAAACAAAGAGATCATTCCTTCCGGCACCGTGGGGAAAAAGGTCCAATTTGTTTTTGAATCAGACGGCTGGGAAGATCTTACAAAAGTTATTTCCTTCACCGCTGGCCCGTGTCAGGTAGACACGATACTTGATGATAACAACCAGTGCGTTATCCCCTGGGAGTGCTGCGCATACAGTGGAGTGACACTTTTTGTCTCTGTGTGTGGAGCGCGTGGTGAAGAGATTGTGACACCGACTCTGTATGCAGAGATCGGCATGATCGAGTGCGGATCAAGGCCTCTCAATCCAGTCAATCCCCAGACGGCGCCGCTTATCAATCTACTGCTTGATAGAGTGACAGACGCGGAAGCCATTGCTAAAGGTGTAAGAGACGATGCAGACGCCGGGGAATTTGATGGTGATCCTGGCCCGGAAGGCGCGCCTGGTAAAAGCCCAATCATCGGTACTAATGGCAACTGGTACACGTGGGATACTGCAACGGAAACATACGTCGATGCTGGTGTGTATGCCGGCGGGGAAGCTCCATATATCGGAACAAATGGCAATTGGTACGTTGGTAACAAAGATACTGGCGTGTCTGCTACTGGCCCCCAGGGTGCAGCGGGCCCGAAGGGTGATACGGGCGAGACTGGCCCCCAGGGCTTGAAGGGTGACAAGGGCGACCCCGGCGAGACGGGCGCTACTGGTCCGAAAGGTGACAAGGGCGATAAAGGCGACACTGGCGAAGCCGGCGCAAAAGGTGATAAAGGCGACAAGGGTGATAAAGGTGACCCAGGCGAGACGGGCCCGCAAGGACCGAAGGGTGATACAGGCCCCCAGGGTCCGAAGGGCGACGCTGGCGATGACTACGTTTTGACAGCGACTGATAAGCAAACAATTGCCGATCTTGTTCTGGCCGAGCTCGTGGACGGAAACAACACCGCATACTAAGGAGGGAGTTAGTTATGGCAAACAAGGCTTATGACGAGGCCGCGGTGCAAGCAATAGCAGCGGCGATCAGAGCGAAAAATGGCAGCGCTGACACTTACAAAATTGCACAGATGGCGGCCGCAATCGCGGATATTCCGACTGGTGGGACGGATGAGAGATTTGATAAGCTTTTTTTAAAGACGCTGGAAGATTTGGATTTGAGTAGTGTTCCTGGCAGTACTCGCTATCGTGTCGATGTCCCGGGATATCTGTTCAACGTTAAAGGTGTGGTACCACGCTTAAAAAGCATCAAGACAAATCCGTATACAACTACTATCAACAACAATGCCTTTGCCGAATGCAAAAGCCTGAAGACAGCCGAGCTCAACGAAGGACTGACCACAATCGGTGATTACGCGTTTCAGCAGTGCACCGAACTGGAACTCTCTGCCCTCCCGAGCACAGTGACAACAATTGGAAAACAAGCTTTTTATGGTTGTGAAAAAGTCACCCTAAGCAGCCCACCGAGTGCACTCACTTCTGCGGGGGAAAGTGCGTTCGCTCGCAGCGGCGTTACATTCAATTCAATCACACTAACTCAGTTTGGATCGTACATTTTCCAAGGCTGCGATGGGCTTACAAACGTGTTTTGTGACATCCGGGCAACGTCTAATCAAGGCACCTACATTTTTAGAGAATGTGTAAATTTGAAGGAAGTGAAGGCACGCATCTTCACGGGTGGGTACACTTTTGATGGATGCACTGGACTAGAAAAGATAAAGTTCTTAGGGTCTACAGATACCGCCCTGCCGGCAAAGATTAGGACTAACGAGTGTCAAGGCTGCAAAAGCCTGACAAAAGTGTGGATTGGCAGCGGTTGTAACGTCGATTTTCCGTCTTGGGCGTCATACCTTGCGCCATTTTTTGGCTGCACTGCGCTGACAGACATTTATTGTGAGGAGGCCGAACAGCCTTCTTCCTGGCCGTCTAGTTGGAACACCATAACTGGCAGCGTAACAGCCACTGTCCACTGGGGCGTATCCGAAGCGGAATTTGACGCAATCGTTAATGCTTAAACGGGGGTGATAGCATGGTAACACTAAATCAAAACTACGTCCACGAAGACGGGAGCCTTGTTACTACTGTAACGCACATATATAGCGCGGCTGGCCATTTTGAGCGGGGTGGTCTGTATCAGGGCTGGCATATCCAGCTCGGAACAAATGACACCGCAGAGCACTATACAGAAGTCACGAGTGAATCGGAAGCACACGAAGTGCCGGCGTCACTGCCGGATATCGTGATTCCGGATCCCGTGGAGCCGGAAGAAGATGAAGCAACGAGTGAAGATTATGAGAACGCTCTCCGAGAGCTGGGGGTGGAAGTATGAAGAAAACAGAGCTGAGAGAAAAAATTAACGAAACAAAAAGCGCTACGAAAAGTGCGCTGCAGACTGTATATGATGCATTGAATCAAGGGCAAAAGAAGAAAATTATTAAGAATGACGCCGTAAGGAAACTTTTTGATCTTTACGGCGTCGATTATTCGGCATAATTGGAGGCGTTACTATGGTCTTATCTAATGCGATTGAAGCAGTAAAAGAACGTTATTACAAAATCGTATTGTCAGCGTATGCTCCCGTGATCCGGTGCAGCGTATGCGGTGAAGAATATGTCAGTACTGGCAAGCACGACCCAGGGATCTGCAGAGAGTGTAGAAAGAAAGAACATATGTACGGCGGACCACTCAGTAATGAAAAAGTGGGGTGATACCAATGTGGGAAACGATTGAAGAAGCAAAAAAGGAATTGCTTGACTATGCCACCTGGCAAGTGGGATACACGCCAGGAACGCGCAATAAGTTTGCGGCCATAGTTGGTGATCTGTACGGCTGGCATGTGGACAGGGCTCCGGGGGGTGACATATTTGTTGATGCGTGCTTCAACGCGGTGTTT